GACATTCCGGACAGCATGGACGGGCGGGACATCTACGGGGCAAACGCCATGGAGCGCCTTCTGGCAGAGGTGGAAGATCTGCTGAACCGGGTGACGCTCGGCTTTATCTACTCAGGCGAAGGAAACTCCGGCGAACTCTGAGAAAAGAGGGATACGATTGAAAGATTTTATTGCGGCGGGAACCGGAAACAGCAGATACCTGAAGTCCTCCATTGCCGACGACACAACGTGGGCGCAGGCGCTGGAAATGCTTCGGAACGGAACGTTCCCGATTGACCTGAACGGGATCAACCCTGCCGGCGTGACGCAGAAGGGAACTCCGCTGAACAAGGCGAACCTTCTGTCAGATGAATCGGCAGCTCTGTTCGGGCTGGACAGCAACGCCGTGATCAACGACGTGTGGGAACTGCTGTCGACGTCCGGTACGCTGTCCACGATCCTGGTCACGACGGAAGCGGACAGCCGCGTAACGGCAACCAAAGGCGATATCGTGAAGTACGGAACGCAGGTCAACGACGTGTACCTGATTCGCGGAATTACGCCGGGAAGCTGGACCGTGACGGCCGAGAAGGGAACAGACACGGCAAGCCAGATTGTGGTCGTGTCGGACCCGAAGCAGTACGCCGTGAACCTGGTGTATCCGCGCATATACGGCGTAAGCTGGCGGTTCGGAAACTCCAGCCAAATGACAAGGACCGACGACGCGGCGGCATTCTCCGACCCGCAGCCATATGTTCTGGGTGCGAGCACCGTGTTCAGTCCGTTCGACAACATCATGCCGTGGGCAGGAATGGTGCGTGTCACAGACGATACGTGCGGCGAACTGGTGGCAATTCCGAAGTTCTGGTACAAGCTGGAATACATTGTCGAAGAGCAGAGCGGCGTCGAGACGAACGTCGGCGTCAACATCAAAATCAGTCCGACAGCACAGGCAGGGTTCCACATCAGCCCGGCGCATATGCCAAGAACAAGCGCAGATACAGAACGCGACATTGTGTACGTTGGACGGCACAGATGCGGAAGCGACTACAAAAGTAAAACAAATGTTGAAGCAATGCAGTACGGGACGTCGGTTGATTCAAATGTTGAGTCCGTTGAAAGCGGAAAGACCTTTGTGTTTGACTATGCAACGTGGTTTACGCTTCTGCTTCTTTATGCAGTTGAGTATGCAAACTGGGACAGCCAGAACTGCATAGGATATGGTTCTGGAGACGGAACGTATGTTGGGGCCGTTTCCACAAAAACCGGGTACACAGACTCAATGCCATACCACACCGGAACAATGAAGGAAAGCAAGGCAACATACGGGCCGGGAACACAGTACAGATACGTGGAAGGCTTGTGGGATATGTGCGGAGAGTTCATTGCGTCTGCATCGCTGAATCACCAAACCGGATTCTCAAAAAACATACGCTTTGCCGGGAGATACGACGCGCAGACCGAGAACAACATCGTTACAATCACAGATTTTGCAGGAACCTCCGGATATGTTACTTCTTTGGCAATCTCCGATTCTTTCTTTCCGCTGCTCTATCCTGTTATGACAAGCAATGACGTCGCAGGAACCCGCGATTATTTTGACAGTTCCGCTTCGACCGAAGTGTACAAGAAATACTGCATCTGCGGCTCGGATGGGTACAACGGGACTCAAATGGCAGGAATATTCGGACTTGTCGGAAGGGAATTTGCCGCCGGAATTTCAAGTCCATACACAAAGTTCCGCCTCATCAAACTTCCGTAGGAGGGTTTGCCATGAGCGACGCAATCATTGTAGCCCTGATTACGGGCGGACTTGCGCTGATCGGGCAGATTATCGTGCTGTCCATCAGCAACAAGGAACTCTATAGCAAACTGGACAAACAGTCCGAACTCGCAGATGAGCGGATGCGCGGAGAAATCACGGTAATCCGGACGGAAATTACGGACCTTCGCCACCAGGTCGAGAAGCACAACTCCGTCATCGAGCGGACATACACGCTTGAGAAGGAACAGGCCAAGCAGGCCGAGCAGATCAAGACGCTGTTCAATCAGAAGAACGGGGTGAGTCAATGAGCAATATTGTTAAGGCGAAATTCATCAACGTGGACGAGCGCAGACTGGATACCGAGCCGCTGTTCCAGTTCGACTACGGGCAGATTCTGGATCTGTCTGAGATTGAAGGACTGCCAACATCGTTTGAAGTTCACTTCTGCAACAAGGGAGACAGTGATGCCCCGGCAAGCATTGCGTTGAACGGACAAGTCGAAATACCAGACGTTTTTCTGGAAACTGGGAAATACATTTATGCGTACATTTATCTGCACGACACGGAAAACGACGGAGAGACCGAATACAAGATTTCAATTCCAGTGGTTAAACGGCAAGCGGTCAGCCATGAAACGCCAACCCCTGTACAACAAAACGAAATAACACAGTTGATGGCCGCGTTAGAGGCAGGGGTAGAGGAGGCGAAGCAAGCGGCGTCTGTGTCCGGTTATATGTTTTTTCATATTGATAATGACGGCCACCTAATATATGAGCACACAGAAAACGTTGCTGTTGACTTTGAGCTGGTGGACGGTCATCTGTTTGTTGGGGGTGCATGATGGCTATAACAGTAAGAAAAGACGACCTTGGAGTTGTTACCGCATACGGATATGCCGTTCAGTCGGGATATACCGGAACGGAAGAAGAGTTTTCCGCGCTATTGGCGTCATATAAGATTGGATATCCATTGACCGCCGCAACCGCAAGCGATATGACAGACCAGACAAAAGTATATGTTTATGTCGGATCAGAATATGGATATACGTTTGGAGACTGGTATTACTTTGATGGAGAAGCGTGGACGTCTGGTGGCGTTTATAACTCTGTTGCCGTTCAAACGGACAAGGGATTGACGCAGTCTGATGAGGCGGCGGACGCGAAGGCAACCGGGGACAGAATAACGCCGATTGAATCGGATGTTGCCAATCACTTGATGGACAAATATAGCGCAGTAACACCGTCCAACTGGTACGACCCAAGTGCTTCGACGGCGGGCGAACTTGACAAAGACGGAGTTGCGAGCGCATCCACCACGCGGTTCTACACCGGTTATATTCCCGTCTCCGAAGGGGATGTTGTTCGCGCGTTTCGGTCCGGAAACTTTAACGCTATTTACCACAGGCACGTCTGTTGCTACGACTCCGGCAAAAGCGTCGTGTCATCCGCAGGAAACAACTCCAGCTCGACAGGGTCGTTTACTGTTCCTTCCGGAGTTTCTTTTGTTCGCTTTACGCTCGACAACATTCCAAACAACTCACAAGGGAATCCGTCATACAAAGTGGTCATTACGCGAGACGGAACGACTCCAACGACATACACGGATTACTTTGAACCATATTTGGCGATTTCCACTGATTTTGTGACACCTGCTGCAGAATCGATTTTATCTGCGCTTCAGAACAACTCTTTCACTACGATGAACCTCGCAAATCGGTACGGATGCGCACTGCCAACAAGGACGCTGCGAGAGACGATTGGGATTCAGCAGACGTGGTACGACATTAATGCATTTACGCCAAGTGGGTCGATTCACTATGGAGCTGGGGCTGAATACGGGACAAAAGTCAACGGAGCGTATAACTTTAAAAATACATCTGCGTTGTCAAGTGCAAATGGATTCACCTGGTCCCAGTATGACGTGTTAATGTCCGTCATCCGATCGTATCTGGACTATAATCAATACGGGTTTGCGCGAAAATTCGTTGCAGAGTCACTTGCAAACTGCTCTTTGCTCATGATCGGAGACAGCACAATTGCAAGCGGTACCATTGGTTCAAAACTGATGGAGTACTTCGGCGAGAAAAGCAAAACGATTACGCTTATTGGAACGCTCGGAACTGGGGACAACAAGAACGAAGGGCGAGCCGGATGGTCTGCGGCGGACTACTTCACTGACCGCACATACAACGGAGTCGTGAATCCGTTCTACAACCCAACATCGGAGACTTTCGACTTCGACTATTATATGACGCAGCAGGGATTCTCCACTCCAGATTATGTTCTGATACAGCTTGGAATCAACGACCTTTACAACTACGGCTCGGAGGCCATCGAACCGCTGTGGTCGAACATCAAAGCGATGGTCGACAGCATTCGCGCGTATGATTCCGGGATTAAGGTGCTGCTGGACCTTGTCACGCCTCCCAACACAGACCAGAGTAAGCATACCAGGAACGCACTTTCGTACCGGAATCGCGTAATTCAGTATAACGACCTCGCCATCGATCAGGTGCGATCTTACGCGGACAGCGCAGTCAGGTATAGTTACGTCCATCTTGTGTTGGACCCGGATGCAGACATTTCTGACAACGTCCATCCGACCGCGACAGGGTACAACAAGATGGCAATGGAGATCATAAACCAGATCAATTGCTGGCAGAACGGCGCATAAGGAGGTGGGCAGATGAGTGAGATTATTATTGAGCAAAACAAGGACCTTGGAGCGGCAACGGCATATGGTTATGCAAAACAGCAAGGGTATGCCGGAACCGAAGAAGAGTATGCTGTCCTTATGGCATCTTATGCCTCCGTCGCGCAAGAAGCGAAGGGTTATGCAGAAGACGCCGAGGCTGCACGCGATGAAATTACCGGGATGTCCGCAGAGGCAACAACGCTTGAACCGGAGTCATCTGCAACCGCAAGCTACTCTGACGGCGTGTTGACACTTGGTATTCCGATGGGAAGTCCTGGAGAAAAAGGCGATGACGGAGACCCAGGATATAGTCCAACAATATCTGTCGAGGCAATTGCCGGCGGGCACAGGCTAACGGTCACAGACGCAGACGGGACGAAGTCTTTTGATGTAATGGACGGCGCAGCCGGAGAAGACGGCGCGCCTGGTGCTACGGGGCCTGCAGGACCTGGAGTGCCAAAGGGCGGCGTTCTTGGACAGGTTCTCTATAAGGGCCTTGGTGGAGACTATGTAACGCGATGGGGCGATGTTTATGCCCCAGCCGTCTTTGAGATAAGTGCAGACGTAGATAATTATGGCATCTGTTTAACGATCGTTACCCCCGAAGAATTTCTCCAGGCATACAATGAGGAAAAAAAGCACGTTGTCGCCAAAGTTGAAAAAAACGGGGGTTTTCTGGGAAGACTGCCTATACAAGAAGTTCAATTCGGCACCGACCAGTTTGGTTTGCATCTTTACGCAGTGTTTACTGGAGTTTTAGACACGACAGAAGTAGCCAAGCTAATATTAAGCGCATACGAAGGGAATCCGCTATCCGGTACATTTATTACTGCTCCGCTCAACGTCGTTCCATCCGGCGGCTCTTCCGGGTATGTGCTGAAAAAAGCAAGCGGGACAGATTACGATGTCGAGTGGGCCGCAGAATCCGGAGGTGGCGGCGGAGCGGTCGATTCCGTCAACGGACAAACCGGCACGGTTGTTCTGACGGCTTCGGATGTCGGAGCATTGCCATCGACCACGACGATCCCGGCGGCGGCGACCGCAGATCCTGCGGATCTCGGCACCAAGGCCAAAGGAACCTCGACCAAGTACGCGCGGGAGGATCACGTCCACAAGATGCCAAGCGCGTCGGACGTCGGTGCCTACGCTCTGCCGACCGGGGGCATCCCGGCGACGGATCTGGCCTCCTCGGTGCAGACGAGCCTCGGCAAGGCCGACACCGCGCTCCAGAGCGCACCCGTGACATCGGTCAACAGCCAGACCGGAGCGGTCACGTTGAGCATCCCGGCGACGGCGGCAGACGTGGGAGCAATCGCGGCTCCCGCTAGTCCTGCAACGGGCGCGTTCCTCGTCTGGAACGGAACGGCGTGGGTCGCGCAGACGCTGGCCACTTGGCAGGCCGGATCGTACTGAAGGGGGTCTGAATTATGGCTGTTGATAAACTCGTTGATTCCACTCAGTTGGACGCAGACCTTACCTCCGTTGCCAACGCGATCCGCACCAAGGGCGGCACAAGCGCAAGTCTGGCGTTTCCGGCAGACTTCATCACGGCGATCGCGGCGATCCCAAGCGGAGGCGGCGGTGGCCTCGACTGCGACTATGGCACATACACGCCGTCCAGCGATGTGCTGGAGGCAAGCGTTACAACCACGAAGGCGCGAAAGTGGTTGCTGCTCTGGGCGGCATCGCTTCCCGGCACGGCAGACCGGATTGCATGGGCGGTCGGAACGACGCAGTACGGAGGGCAAAAGGGCGCATACGCTTACGCGAACTCCAGCCTTGCGTATACCGCTGTGAACTCTGTCACGTCGTGCAGTTTTTCTTCGACAACGGCAAAGGTCAAGCCGCACACGTCTCGGAAGTTTGCCAGCGGGACGACATACAACTGGATTGCGTGGGGTGGTTGAAATGATATTTTACAAACAGGTTGAGGACGGCTATATCATCGCCATCGGCGAAAGCCTCGGCGGCGTGGAGATCTCCGAGGCCGAATACGGCGAGATCATGTCCGTGATCTCTGCCAAGCCGCCCCGCGATGGGGACACAGATTACCGCCTGCGTGAGGATCTGACGTGGGAGGCGTATACTGTCGAACCGGAACCGGAACCGGATCTGGACGGCGACGAGATCGCCGAGATCCTGTTGGGAGGTGTGCCAGAATGAAGCGGGAACACGCGCTGAAGCTGCGCCAGTTGATCGAACTGGCTGCGACCTATCTCAACGACGAGGACGCGCTGGACGGGGTCGAACTGTTCCCCGCGTGGTCGGTCGGCACAGACTACGCCGCAGGAATCCGCGTCCGGTACGATGGGAACCTGTACCGCTGCGAACAGGCGCACACCTCGCAGGCCGGATGGGAACCGCCGAATGTCCCCGCGCTTTGGACGGAGGTTGCGAAACCGGGCGAGATCCCGGTCTGGAAACAGCCAACGGGAGCGCAGGACGCATACAACAAGGGCGACAAAGTCCACTACCCGACAGAGGACGACCCGGTCTATGTCTCCGTTGTAGACAACAACATCTGGCAACCCGGCGTATACGGGTGGGAGGTCGAGGCATGACGATTGAACTGACGTGGCAGACGGTCGATTGCAACCGGGGTGTTCTGTTATGAGAATCAAACGCAAATGGGCAAAGGGCGAAATGTCCAGGACTATCGTAGTATATTGCATCCGGACCATGACGCTGCTCCTCCTGTGGGCCGTCATCATGACGACCGTCGCGTCTGTGACCGGCTGGATGGTCGACCTGACTCCGGTTCTGACGTTCGCCGGCGCGTTCTTCGGTGGAGAGCTGACTTTGCTGGCATTCAAACGGATCTTTGCAAAAGACGACAAGGAGGCCGAACAGAATGGATTACACCAAGATTATTGAGGCAGTCATTGCTTTGGTGGCAGCAGCGCTGTCGACGTTTCTGATTCCGCTGATCAAGGAAAAGATTGATTCCGAAAAGCTCAGAAAGGTTCAGACCTACGTCGACATTGCGGTAACCGCAGCGGAGCAGATTTACAATGCCTGCGACGGAGAAGTAAAGAAAGCATACGTGCTGAACTATTTGGCTGAAAAGGGAATCCAGTTCGACGCGGAGACAGTGGAGCGGATGATTGAGGCCAGCGTGCTTATGCTCCACAACGAACTGTACGGTGTAGAAAAGAAGGGTGGTGAACCGTCATGATGATGGCGAAAGAACTTGCCGACAAAATGAAAGATATTGCCATGAACTACAAGACGTGCTACGTCTGGGGCGGATGCGGGATGCCTATCACGGAGGCAACGATTCAGGATAAACTGACGCAGTATCCTAACGAGAACAAGACATACTGCGCAAACGCAAAGAAACTGATTGGAAAGCGCGCATGGATGTTCGATTGCGTCTGCA